AAGAAGCTACATTGGATATGCTTGGCCGTGCTAAATCTGTTAAGGTACAGAAGGAAAACACAGTTATCGTTGACGGTGAAGGCGACAAGGCTGCAATCCAGGCAAGAGTTTCCCAGATTAAGAAAATGATCGAAGAAACCACATCTGATTTTGATAGAGAAAAATTACAGGAGCGTCTTGCTAAATTAGCAGGGGGTGTAGCTGTTATCCGTGTTGGTGCTGCTACAGAAACAGAGATGAAAGAAGCAAAGCTTCGTCTGGAAGATGCTTTGGCAGCTACAAAGGCAGCTGTAGAAGAAGGTATCATTTTCGGCGGTGGTTCCGCTTACATCCATGCTTCCAAGGAAGTAGCTAAATTGGTTGATACTCTGGAAGGTGACGAGAAGACAGGTGCACAGATTATTCTGAAGGCTCTGGAAGCTCCTCTGTTCCATATCGCAGCAAATGCAGGAATGGAAGGCGCAGTTATTGTCAACAAGGTAAGAGAGTCTGAAGTTGGCTATGGTTACGATGCCCTGAAGGATCGTTACGTAGATATGATTGAAGCAGGTATCCTTGATCCTGCAAAAGTAACAAGAAGTGCATTACAGAATGCAACAAGTGTTGCTTCCACGCTTCTCACAACAGAATCAGTAGTGGCTACCATCAAAGAACCCGAACCTCCAATGCCAGCTGGCGGCAACATGATGATGTAACCACGAAAATTAGAAAAATAAAATAGGTTTTTCGCATTTCATATCATCAATCTGTATGCGTTTCAAAACCTTATACCAAAATGCTCGTTTATGCTTTATGTCTAATGAATCATAAATTGTACGCCAATCAGAAGGGAGTTCAGACACAACAGTTTGGATTCCCTTCAATTGTTCTAGTTCAGATAAAAGAGTAGTACGTTTTGCCTTGTATTCTTCTAATTCTATATCTCCAAATTCATACAAAACTTTTATTCTATCTAAACGCTTTTCAATATTGCTTATTCTCTTTGTGTCTGATTTTGTTTGAGATGTTTTGACACTATAATTATATTCTTTCAAAAGAAGCTCAACGTTGTTTAGCAGATAATTTTCTAAAGTTTTTTCGTTTATTGATGTTCCAGAACATCCCATTTTGTCATTATGATTTTTGCAAGTATATCTTATTGTATGTGTCTGTTTTCCGTCTTTTCTATTGTGAATTCTCCTATGAGCAACCATATTATGTTTACATTTTCCACATATTAGTAGACCAGAAAAAATGTAATCATATTTATTGTAATTTTTTGTTTTTTGTTTCGCTTTTTCTATAATATCATGTTCTTCCTTTGTAATAAAAGTTTCTGAAACATATGGCAACGCTCCATAGTGCGCCGGATGAAACAACACTCTTTGTGCCTGATGAATATTCATGTTTACTCCATGAGCACTTGCAGAAGATATCGCTTTTGAAATAGAGAATGTAGCAAGATAAGTTCTAAAAAAAGCTTCTACACCTTCTTTTTCGTCTTCGTTTATCCTAAATTTTTTTCCATCGCGCGTATATCCTATAGGAGCTTTGTTTCCACCTACATACTCGCCATTTTTCAACTTATAATCAAATGTTCGCTTTATTCTATCACTAGTTTTATCTGCTTCTGCTTGTGCTATTGATAAATAAAGGTTTAATCTTAACATACCATCAGCATCAGTGTTTTCATTTGAGTAATCTTCATGAATTGCTTTCCATGGAACCCCGTTTAATTCATCGATAATAGCGTAATAGTCTTTTACAGATCTGCAAAAACGATCAAGTTTACACACAAGTATCAGATCAATTTTTCCTCGTTTACAATCTTCTATTAATTCTAATAGTGATGTTCGTTTCTTATAACTTTTTCTTGCAGATATTCCTGCATCATTATAAATTTTTACAACATTATATCCATGTTCTTTTGAATACGCTTCCAATGCGTTTATTTGTGCGTCTATAGATATTCCTTGTTTTTGTTCTTCTGTAGATACCCTAACATACAAAGCAACTCGTTTCATTGATTATTATCTCCTTTTGAATGGATATACAACTCATAAGAGTTATCAATCAAATTAAATATATATTCTCGCAAATAATCTGGTAGTAAATTCAATTTTTCAATTCTACGTGATAATTCTGTACCTTTATATAATGCTGACTCAAATGTATTGATTTTGTTCTTTTCATCATTTGTTTGTTCTTCACTATTACAAGCATCATGCTCCCAGCCAAAATCTTTTCCTAATAAATCTGTTTTTTTACATTGAAAAATAGTACACATTTTTTCTATATAACCTATGCTTGGCTCAGTCCTGTTTATTTCCCACGAAGAAATTGTTTTATCGGAAACACTTAATAATTTTGCTAAATCAGATTGTGTCATAGATTTCAATTTCCTAAATTTCTTAATATTGCCACCCAAAATTTTGTTTTCCATATCGTTATATCTCCTTTTTTTTCTACATTATAACATGCAATCAACAAAATGTCGAAATAAATATGCAAAATGTAGAATACATTGTTGGCACTCTACGAAATGTAGTGTATATTACAGTTAAACCTACAAAACGTAGTGTTCTGTAGAAATCATGAAAGGAGTATAAAATGAGACTTACAATGAAGCAATGGAGATTGATGAAAGGAAAAACACAAGAGCAACTAGCTTTAGAATGCGGAGTTCACAGAAACACGTATGCTTCTTGGGAAGAAAACCCTGAAAAGATTACGATTGAAAACGCAAAAAAAGTATCGAAAGCACTTGGAGAATCAATCGACGATATTTTTTTTACGAAAGAAACTCTACAAAATGTGGAATAACGCAGAAAGGAGAAATATGATTACAGAAGTTTGGAATGGTTACGAAATAAGGTTTGTTGAAAAAGATGGTTCGTGGCACGCAGTAGCTATTGATGTCTGCAACGCTCTTGGCTTGAAACAGGTAACTAGGGCGTTAAGTGGATTAAAGGGGGTTACTATTAGTAAGGTCCTTTCAAATGGTGGAGAACAAGAGACAAACATAATACCAGAAAAGGACATATACAGACTGATTTTTAGAAGTAGAAAAAAAGAAGCTGTTGAATTTCAAGATTGGGTAATGGATGCAATACACGAATTAAGAAAGCAATCAGGAATTGAAGGATTTCAAATATTCAGAATGTTGGATAAAGAACATCAAAAAGAAATGATGGAATTATTAAAAGGAAACCTTACAAATCCTGTGCGAGTTGATTTTATTAAAGCAAATGTAATTGCGAATAAAGCAGTATCAAACAAATATGGTTTACCAAAAATGATAAAGAAGTCCGATATGAGCGCACAGATGCTAATTGATAGAGAACCTATTTTAGAAAACACTGTAGAACTAATGGGTGTGAAAGATAAATATAATCTTCCTATTTCTGTTAGTGAACAAATATACAAGAAAGCAGTTGTGTGCTAATGGCAGAAAAAATTCTAAAGGCACTTATAGAACAATGGTGTGACCAATATGGACAAGAAATTGTATCACTAACAATATCAAAAAAAGAAGAAAGTGAATGAGTTGAAATGTGAACAATATCATAAACATTGGTTTTGAAAATCAGACAGTATATGCAATAGAGTTGCATGAAGCAGTTGGAAGCACTGAAAGGTTTAGCGCATGGTTTGTAAGACAATTGCAGTTTGGGTTTATACAGGGAATAGATTATTCCAACCCGTTAAAAGTTTTACGGGTTCAAACAGAGGGTTCCAGAGAAGTACAGAGAGAAGTTGAAGATTACAACCTAACATAATTTTCTGAAAACTGGGTTGGCACCTGAAAACGATTATTTAGGAGGAAACGAAACATGAAGAAATTTGTAGACGATTTATTATTAACGGCATTACATAGTGCAGCATTTTTATTCATAGCATATTTGATTTTTTTGGCTTAATGGAAGGAGGCTCAATGAAAAGTAAGAATATAGTAAACATTATTACTTGCATTGTTATTGCTTTTGCATTGATATTTCCGGTGCAACATATTGAAGCGCAGGAATCAATAAAAACTTGCGACTTTACATGTTACATAGATGCCGGTACGTGCTTTACTGGTTGCCAAACAAGGCGTGGTATCGCGGCTGCTTCAGAAGAACTGATAGGATATACGGCCGTTGTTTGGACTGTTGACGGAGAATTTGTTGGTTACTATGAAATTCTTGACAAGATAGGCACGCAATGGGGAAGAAGCGGAACGCTTGAAGAACCGCATGTAATAGACGTTTGGTGCGAAGACTTGGAAGAAGCAAAAGATTTGATGAAGCTAACAGGAGGCAAATGCAAAGTAATGCTTGTAAAAGCGGAGGGATGAAACATGGGAATGAATTTCAGCAACGATCCTGTTGCGGATGCAGAGAGACGGGATGTAGCAAATGATAAATGGCTTGCTCAAAGAAATGTTTGCTTTGGATGCAAAGATTACATCCAGGAAGAATACGCATACAGAATTGAAGGCCATTTGTATTGCGAAAATTGTGTAAAAGACAGTAGAGAATATTTTGATTAAGGAGAAGAACAATGACAAAGTGGAGAGTAGTTATAAAGTATTTGGACCATGAGATTGATTTTGAATTTGAAGATTACGAAGTTGCTTCTGCGTTTTTGCACGACGCAATTATTAGTTCAACATCTTACGTTCGTTTTGGAATGGAACTTATTCATGTTGAAGAGAAATTGGATAAAGAGTTGTCGTTCAAAGAAATGCTTTCCTAATTAGCAGTCGCAAATACACAAAGCGATGATGACTTAATTTAACTTAACTTTTAGTGGAGAAAAGACAGATTTATGATAAGAGAAAAGGAAATAACAGAAAGTGCATTACAGAAAGTAAAAGCACAAAAAGAAAACTTTGGGATTATGGATAGATTTGATGTTGAAGAAAACTACATAGTTAGACAGGCACTTGAAAAGCAGATACCGAAGAAGCCTAATAAAGCAATTGATTCAACGTGTGGAATAAAAAATGAAGTTCATGTATGTCCTGTATGTGATTACTATTTAACAGAAGTTCATTTTATTGCACCACAAAAAATAGAGCCAAACAAGAAAATAACATATTGTGAAAATTGCGGACAGGCTATTGATTGGAGCGAATAAATTAACGATTTAGTGAAGAAAGGACAGATATATGTTAGAACTTACAGGAAGTTGTTGTAGTGGCATTGAAGCCATTGAGTTTATGGAAATGCTTCCAGATGTGATTGATGATGATTATAAAACTGATGAGTTTTGTGATGATTTTGAAAAGGCATTAAATAGGTTTAGGTACGAGGTCGCAAAAGGAATTGGCAGAAAGAAAAAAGTAATAAAAGCCGTACATAAAGGGCATCACGACTTACAGTATTGTGGCAACTGCGGTTTTAGTGCGAACGAACCGAGTTATAAATACTGTCCAAATTGTGGTACTGCGTATGTTAACTGATTTTCTTTTAGAGAGGTGATGATATGAGTGAGAATGTCAATACAAGAGTTGAAACAAAAGAAGCAGAAGTTGATTATATAACGGAAATTCATAAGGATATGGTAGAGAACGGAAAGCATTGGTATACAAATTCTTATGATTTTACAAATGGAGACAGAGTTAAAATCACAGTTGAAATAATCAAATAAACTGAACTTTAGAAAGGCAAAAGATATGAAGAAAATTGAAAATCCAAACGAATTTGAGGTATGTGCATTTGATGGTATAAATTCATCAAGTGTATATATAGGTTCATTTGATAATTTGCAGAAGGCAAATTTGAAATGGAAAAAAGAATTTATTGAGCATATGTGCATGGTACTTTATACTTTAACCCTTGATGAAATCAAGGAACAGATACTTGCCAAGTGTGATATTGGAATGATTACAGTTTTTATCAGTTCTCCTTCACATGGAGAAATATTGCAGTATGGTAATTATGGCGATTCATGGTATCAAATTGGCGAAACTTGAGGATATTAGTAAGTAATGTAAACCAGACTTTAGTATAGAAAGGAAATTATACGAAAGTAAAAATACGTTAAAAACGTAAATAGTTGTTGATTTTACGTTTTAGCCGTAGTATAATTAAATTACAGCAACAGGAAAGGGGGTGAGAAATTGAATATTAGAGAAAGGCGTGAGAAGTTAGGTATCAGCCAGAAAGAGCTTGCAGACAGGTGTGGAATTGCACAGAGTACGCTTTGCGACATTGAGCAAGGCAGGAGCAAGCCGAGCCTGACGGTAGCGGTAAAACTTGCAAATGCTCTGAAAATTAGAAGCATCAAATTTTTTGAAGAATAGGGGGAATGAAAATTAACGTTGAGGATTTATATGACGCGCTGGCAAGAGTGCTTGAGCAAAAGGAACACGTAAAAATCAAAATCACAGTAAAGGAGATAGGGAATGAGAAAGACAGTAGAGATTGAGTATGTGGGGATTGAAGACATACAAGATATTATGGATGATGTGTACGCTTTAATGCGTGCGGGGCATTATGTAAGCATTTCATTTTCGAACATTGGGAAACCGCTTTGTACTGTTTATATTATGACAGGCGGATTTTGTACTGAAAAAGGGTATGACTACAGTTTTAGTTTTTATATGACTGATGAAGAGTCGGAAGTGAAAGAAATGAACAAATGCAGATCTATAATCAATAACTTATTGGCGGAGGTAGAATAGAATGAAATTGTACGAGATTGACAATGCGATACTGGAATGTATTGACATGGAAACAGGTGAAGTGATTGACGCTGAAAAGCTGGACGCGCTTAATATGGAGCGCGACGCAAAAATTGAAAATGTGGTGCTTTGGATAAAAGACCTTAAGGCAGAAGCGGAAGCAATTAAAGCGGAAAAGTTGGCACTTGCAGAACGTCAGAAGGTTGCAGAGAATAAAGCGGAAAGCCTAAAAAAGTGGATTGCTTATGCTTTAGACGGGCAGAAGTTTAGCACCGCAAAATGTGCCGTATCATTTAGAAATACGGAAAGCGTTGAAGTTACAGAGGAAGGGCTTAAAGCACTTATGAACGACCACGACGAATTGCTTACATACAAAGCACCAGAGCCAAACAAGAAAGCGATTAAAGATGCAATCAAAGACGGTTTAAGCGTAGCAGGAGTACAGTTAGTACAGAATGTAAGCACAATCATAAAATAGAAAGGAATTAGCAAAATGACACAATTTCAAGTTTATAAATGGACGACAAGAAGATTTGGCGAACTAATCAACGAGAAAAAACGCAAAATGCGTGGCGGTTATAAGAAGAGGGGGAAGAAGTAAGCATGGGTTTACCTGTTTTGATTTTAGGTGAAAGCGGAAGCGGAAAGAGTTACAGCATTAAAAACATGAACGCTGAAAATGTAGGCGTGTTTGCAGTAGAAAAAAGCCTGCTACCATTTAGGAACAAAGGTTTTAAGGTTGCAAAGAACGCCACATATAGCATGATTATGAATGCACTGAAAAATCCGCAGTTAAAGGCGTATGTGATTGATGATAGCCAGTATTTAATGGTAAATGAGTTCTTTGACAGAGCAAAGGACACGGGTTATCAGAAATATACAGACATAGGGTTGCACTTTAGAAATTTAGTGCATCATATCAATCAGAATTTGCCGGATGATGTTATTGTGTACTTCCTGCACCATACGGAGATTGACAGCAACACTGGAAAGACAAAAGCAAAGACTGTAGGCAAGATGCTTGACAACTACTTGACTGTTGAAGGGTGCTTCAATATAGTATTGCAAGCGGTTGCAGAAGGAAAAGAACATTACTTCTTGACGCAGTCAGACGGAAGCAACACGGCAAAGTCGCCGGAAGAAATGTTCGAAGTAAAAATTGCAAACGATTTGAATTTTGTAGACAATGCAATCCGTGAGTATTACGGACTTAATAAAGAAAGTGAGGAAAAATAATATGGGATTTAGTTTTGAAAAGCCACAGGGATATGACGAGGTACAGACAGGCGGAGATTTTACACCGATTGAGTTGGGCGGTCACAAGTTAGTGATTAAGAAGCTGGAAGAAGTTGCGGCAAGCAATGGCAACAAATATTTGAAAGTATCTTTTGATACTGCGCTGGATGATAAACAGCCGAACTACTACGCAGAACAGTACAAGAACGACACGCGAGATACAAAGAAATGGGGCGGCGTTGCAACATTGTTTCCAACAGACCAACAGGGAAAGACAAGCAAGACATTCAAGCAGTTTTGCACAAGCATTGAGCGTAGCAACAACAGTACAATTCAGTGGGGTGCGGGCTTTGAAGAAAGCATCGTAGGCAAGAAAATCGGCGGTGTGTTCGGAGAGGAAGAGTACTTAAATGCAATGAGTGAGGTTAAGACAGCAAGAAAACTATTCTGGTGGAGAAGTACGGAAGGACTTGCAGATGCAAATGTGCCGGAAAAGAGAATGCTTGCGCAGGACAACGTGGCTACAGGCAATGACTTCTATACGCCAGATAACATTGACGAGGAATTGCCATTTAACTAAGGGGTAGCGTATGGATATTGAGATTTGGAAACCTATACCAAGTTATGAAACATTATATGAAATATCTAGTAATGGAGTCGTAAAATCATTAAAAACTGGGGCAGTAAGACGCCCCAGTAACAATGGTAAGTACAAGCAAGTTACATTAACAAAGAACGGAATACAAAAAACATATAAAGTTCATAGGATAGTAGCGATTACCTTTATACCTAACCCTAAAAGTTTGCCACAAGTAAACCATAAAGACGAAAACCCATATAATAACAATGTATATAACCTTGAATGGTGCACCACAAAATACAACTGCAATTATGGTACAAGAATTAAAAGAATGGCTAAAAATCATAGTAAAAAGGTTGCTAGTTTTGATAAAGATGGGAATTTGATAAATGTTTATGACAGTATATTGGATGCTTCTAAGGATAGAAAGTGTGATACATCCTCAATAACAAAATGTTGTAAAGGAAAAAGAAAGATGTGCAACGGATTGGTGTGGAAATATGTGTAATAATATTTTTACAGAAGTAAAACAGCAATTAAATATAAGGCAAGTAATAGAACATTATGGTTTTAAGGTAAATAGAAATGGTAAGTTTATTTGTGCTTTTCACAACGACCACAAACCTAGTGCTAGTATAAAAAATGACTACTTCAATTGCTTTGTATGCGGTGCAGGCGGCGACCTTATAACATTCACGGCAAAGTACCTAGGCTTGAGCAATTTTGGCGCTTGCAAAGAGCTTGTGAAAGAGTTTAATCTAAACATTGACATAAGCACAAAGGAAGAACGCAGAGCGCAGTTTGTTGCAGATCAGAAGCGCAAAGCAGAAATAAAATCATGTAGTAGCTTGCGTGAAAAGTTTGCAAAGGATAAGGCCATAAGGGAAGAAATCAGAAAGCCTACATTTTACAAGCTACGGAATGAAGTAAGAAAGACAAACCAAAAGGCAGAACAGGAACAAGCGGACTATATACACCATGTAGGACTTGTTTTAGCCGATATGCACAGATATTTGTGGAAAGGCATACAAGAATATGATTACGGACACGAACGCCACACATTAGGCTTGCAGGAACTTACTGTGTGCGAATACTTTATAGAGTGCTACGACAGAAACCATGCTGAATTTTGTAAACTTAACAAGGGGGTTATAAATAGATATGAGCAAATACTACAGGAACAATGCGAGCAAAGTATTCAAGAGTAATAGCAAAAATACAGATGGCGTGCAGATGCTTGCAAATGCTATAGTATTACAAGCGGCAAAAGACTACAGGGAGTTATGTAGGAATCTAGAAGAGAATCCAGATAGTTACGAAATAAGGCTTGAAATAAAAATGATAGAGGACTTTTTCTTGCATGGTGGCGTAGATATTTTCACAACCGCAGACGGAGTAATGATACTAAAAAAATTGAAGGAGCAGTTAAAGAATGAAAGAAAGTCTAATAGCGGCGATAAATAGGGATGATGATTTTTCAGACGACCTGTTTTTTGCAATACTTGAAACAACAGACGTGCTGGAGCGAGCGCAGTTTATAGAAGCGGTTAGGCGTAAATGCTCCGAAGTAGGCAGGTTGCGCGAGTTTAACAACTTACTGAAAGCATGGATATTGAAAAGCACGCAACTACAGAAGCAGGGCGGAAGCAACAAGACGGCATTTACAGACGCGAAAGTGCAACTAAACTGTGGAAAGTGGGTTGCAAATGATTTAGGCGTTGTACTGAATGACGTGACCGCGCAAGGCGTACCGATTACATCAGTTGCCTGTCCGCACCCGATACTACCTGTTGAGCGATACATCAATATTGACACGGACACGGAAAAGGTAAAGTTAGAATTTTTTAAGGACGGAAGATGGCGCGAGGTTACTGTTGACAATGGTACTGTGCTAAACAAGAACAGTATTACACAGCTTGCAGATAGGGGCATACTTGTTACAAGCGAAAGTGCAAAAGACCTTGTAAGGTACATGAGCGACGTTATAAGCCTAAACGCGCAGGAGATACCACTATATAGGAGTATAGGTCGGCTTGGTTGGATAGAGGGCGATTTTATACCATACAATGAAAGCGTAAAGTATGACGGCGACTCGGATTTCAAGAGCATATACGAGAACGTGCGACAATGTGGCGACTTTATGATATGGCTGGAACATATAAAGGAACTGCGAAAAGACATCAATATAAGGCTTGCGCTTGCCGCTAGCTTTGCAAGCCCACTTATAGAGGTAGTGGGTGTTTTACCTTTTATCCTGCATTTATGGGGAACTACAGGCTTTGGAAAGACGGTAAGCCTTATGGTAGCAAGTAGCGTGTGGGGCAATCCAGAAATGGGGTGCTTGACACGTACTATGAACATGACGGCTAATGCCATGGCACGTACTTCATGCTTTTTATATAACATTCCATTTTGCGCTGATGAGTTACAACAGATCAAGACGAATTGGGGAACTTATGACAGCCTTGTGATGTATTTGACAGAAGGTATAGACAGGGGCAGGGCAAAAGCAAAAGGCGGCGTTGAGCAGACAAAGACGTGGCGTAACTCTTTTATATTTACAGGGGAAGAGCCTATCACAAAAGGCGTATCCGGAGGCGGTGTAAAAAACAGAGTCATTGAGGTTGAATGCGAAAACAAAATAATACAAGACGGAAACTACACGGCAAACCTTGTAAAAGCAAATTACGGGCACGCAGGAATGTTGTTTATAGCGCATTTAAGCCACTTAATTGATATAGACAAGCAAAGTATCGTGGAAGAGTATAAAACGCTATTTAAGGGCATTTTAGAAGCCACAGACACAACAGACAAACAGGCGTTGTCAATGGCACTTATGTTACTTGCTGACAAGATCGCATGCGAGTGTATTTTTAAGGACGAACCACTTGCGATTGCGCAAGTGAAACAGTACCTAGTACCAGAAAGCGCGGTGCGTATTGAAGACAGAGCCTATGATGAACTGATTGCACTTATAAGCAGGAATGTAAACAAATTCAACGAATTTTCTGCTGACTCTTGGGGGCGTATAAGTGATGATGTGTCTACTATCAACAAGCAGGTACTAGAGCAGGAGCTTTCAAGAATGGGCTTTGACTTTGGAAGCGTAAAGAAAGGATGGGATAAAAAGGGTTACATAATAAAGAACACAGCAGGAAGATACGTTCACCAAACGCGCGTGAATGGGATCAAAGGCAACTACATCAAGATACAGTTGCCGGATGGCGCAGACTTTGAACTTGTGGAAGGAAAAAATCCTTTCGAGCAACAGAAACTTACATTGAAATAAAATGTAAGACAAAATGTAAGACATCAGAAACCTAGTAAAATCAAGGCTTTTAGATTATTTTTATATATATGTCTTACATTTTTACATGACTTACATATATTATATATATTTTAAGAGATTTTTATTTTAGCCAGTGCTAAAACTTAATTATAAATATTTTTTATGTATGTGCTGAAAAAATGTAAAAATGTAAGACATTGAGTAAAATCAAGGCTTGTAGCTATTTTTTATGCAAGACATTGTGTAATTTATGTAAGACAGTCTTACATTTTTAGGTAGTAAATGACGGTTAAAACGTAAAGGAGTGACGGAGAAATGGAAGATACAGAATTGCTTATACAGGAATTTTGTGTGCCGGCAGAGAGCGACAAAGTATGTGACGAGTTATGCGGCTGGGATGTAGACGGGTGCGGGTTTTCTTGGTGTGAAAAACATTGTGATTTTGATTGCCCGCAAATGATTTGTTATAAAGAATGGCTAAAAATGAAAAGGAGTGAAGAAAAATGATAAATAAAAAACTAGGTAATGATTTTGAACAGTATCTATGCCAGATATTAGCGGATGCTGGATATTGGACGCATAACTTTGCAAACAGGAAGAACGGACAGCCAGCGGATATTATAGCGGTAAAGAATAAAAAATCATTTCTGATTGACGCAAAGGTGTGTAGCTTTGAAGTGTTCCCGTTTAGGCGAATAGAAGAAAATCAGATACTTGCTATGAATATATGGGAAGAATGCGGAAATAATACGCCGTACTTTGCATTAAAGGCAAGGAATGAAGTTTACATGGTGTCTTATGACTCTATAAAAGACCTTGCAGAAAAAGGTAAAAAGCAACTTAATCTTGACGATATGAACAAGTACGGGGTAAGACTTGCAACATGGATAAGGTTGAAAGGATAAGGCAGGTGTAAACAATGGAACTGACAATCAGTAACGAAATTACAATAACAGATCCTACGCCAGAGATAAGACAATGGGTATATGACAAACTGAAAGTACCAAACCCAGAATACAGTAACAAAGTAAGACTAGGATTGTGGGTAGGAAATACGCCAAAGGAATTGAAGTTATATAGGGCAAGCGGAAACAGCTTGATAATTCCTTATGGAGTTCGTGCAAGCCTGTTCCATGCGTTCACAGAATTCAAAACATACGAGCACAAGTGCGTATTTGCCACAAATAAGCCCGTAAACTATAACGCTAGTATAAAACTGTATGATTATCAAGAAAACGCAGTACAGAGCCTTATACGCTCTTGTGGCGGCATATTACAGAGCAAGGCAGGAAGTGGAAAGACAAGAATGGGTATTGCATTGATATGCGCTATGGGTAAAAAGACGTTATGGCTGACTCATACAAACGAATTACTTAATCAATCATATAATGCGGCGGCAGAGTTTATAGACAAAAAACTACTAGGCAAGATAACGGCAGGAAAGATACAGATTGCAGACGGTATCACCTTTGCAACTGTGCAGACATTGAGTAATGCAGACTTGCAGGCGTTGCGTTATGAATGGGATATGGTGGTGGTTGACGAGTGCCACAGGTGCGCCGGAACAGTAAACAAAGCAACTATGTTTAGCAAGGTGCTAAATAACCTTGCCGCGCAATATAAGTACGGACTATCTGCAACATTACATAGGGCAGACGGGCTTATAAAATGCACTTATGCGCTACTTGGTGGCGTTGCTCATACTGTGCCGGATAGTGTAGTCAATACAATGCGCGTGGAAATACAAAAGAAAGAAACAGGCGTGCAGATTAGCAGGAAATGTCTTGATACAGACGGAACGCTTGTATATGCAAAACTGATAAACTACCTTGCAGAACATGAGGAAAGAAATTGGCAAATAGTGGATGATATCGTGCGTATTGCTAAACAACATCACAGTATTATATTACTTTCGGACAGAGTGGCGCATTTGGAATGTATATATGATATGTTGCAGCGTTTTTATCAAGTAGATGCAGTTATATTGCATGGAAAAGTAAAAAAGGCAGACAGAGAGCAGTCACTTGAAGATATGAGGACAAAGAAAAAGCATATATTATTAGCCACATATCAACTTGCAAAAGAAGGTCTTGACGTGCCTTGCCTTGATAGGTTGTTACTTGCTACACCAGTAAAAGACTATGCGATTGTAGTACAGTCTGTAGGGCGTATTGCAAGAGTGTGCGAGGGGAAAGGTACGCCTGTAGTATATGACTATGTGGACGATATAGGATTTTTACAAGGTATGTGGAAAAAGAGATGTACGCATTATCGCAAGGACGGCTGTATATTGTAATTGTATGAAATGCACAGATATTCTACGGAATGTTTGTGTATTTTTTTACGTTAAAAACGTAGAAAGTGCTTTACATTACGTCAATACCGTAGTATTATAATGACATAAGGAACAAACAAGCACACGAAAGGCGGTATAGAATATGAAAAAATTTGAAATTTGGGCAACATTTGAAAATGGTACAGAGGTTAGAGTTGAAACTCATAAGACCGAGAAAAGCGCGCAGAGTGCTATTGATGCAATGAATCATCATAACCAGTATGAATTGTCAATAGGTTATGGTTTTCCATACGGAGTACCTACTTACACTATTAGATAATATATAAACCGAGCCAGAGCGGTTAATCTCTGGCAAGAAATTAAAACGTGTATTTTATAGGAGTGATGGAAAATGACACAGAAAGAAATGAACATATTAAAAAGAATACCTAAAGCATATAGAGAACATATTACAGATTTAACTATTTCAAAGTCTGGTTGTTTCAATGGCAGAGGACAAGAATTGAATGATTATACAGTAACTTGGGATAATGATGATGAACATACATTTCAGAATATTGAAATGATGATTTATTTAATCAAAGAAAATACAGTAAATGGCTACTATGTAGCATAAGTAAATAAAACTACTGTTCAAAAGTTGTCCTACTATCTACTGGGAGAAAGGAAAGGTAAAGAATATGAGTAAAGCAGAAAAGACAATAGAAAGATGTAAGGATATATGCCATAAGCAGATAGCAAAATTTGAGGAAGAGTATATGGAAGCAGAAGGTAATTACAGAGATCTAGGGTATGACAGGTACTATAATAAAATGGAAAGGTTGAAAGAAGAAATAAACAAACTTGAGTGCTTTGCAGATAGTGCTTCTGTATGGAGAGATGCTGCAATGACATATAAAAACCAACTAGAGAAAAATGAACTTACAATGATGCAAATCAAAAGCATTATTAAGCAGTTGACAGATGATGATTTTACAAGTCCAAGAATTGCAGAACTTATTGAGAAGTTCAAAAGGTTATGAATAAAACTAATGTTTCAAAGCTGTCCTATCGGCTACGGGGAGATAAGGAGTAGAAAAATGAGAAAGTATTTTATTAAACAGAAATTGATTGGTTTGGTTTTGGTAGTGTGTGCGATACTTGCACCTGTTATACTTGACGGCGACGCAACTGTGAGCGTGTTTATGTTACCTTTGGGAGCATACCTTATATTTACGCGAAACTGTGTGATAATAGACACAAAATAGAATATCAACTATAATCAATATCGAAAGGGGGCATATATATGCAAAAATTCGGTATTGATATTTCAAAGTGGCAAAGGGGCTTTGACTTTGACAATGCACTTTCAGAGGGAGTTGAGTTTGTTATCCTGCGCGGTGCATACGCAACTAATAAGGACAGTTGCTTTGATGATTTTTACAGTAAGTGTAAGGCAAAAGGTATTCCAGTAGGGGCATATCATTATTCTATGGCAAGAACTGTAGAAGAAGCAAAGAAAGAAGCAGAGTTCATGTTGTCAATCTTACAGGGGAAACAGTTTGAATACCCTATCTATATAGACGTAGAAGACAAGGTGCAGGCGGCGTTAGGAAAAGACTTGTTGACAAAGATTATTCAGACATACTGCAACGCTTTAGAAAATGCTAGCTACTATGCAGGCATTTACAGCACGTACATTTTCTTGAGAGATAACACGCATATTGAGAAGCTGGAAAGATACGACAAGTGGATTGCGCAATGGGCTACAAAATGCACATGCAAGATTGAATATGGTATGTGGCAATTTGGCGGCGAAACAAACAAGATACGCACGAACAAGGTTGCAGGCGTTAATTGTGACCAGAACTACGCTTTTATGGACTATCCGGCTATTATGAAGCGTGCAAAGCTAAACGGATACGGAGAAGTACAGAAAAAGACTGTAGATCAGCTGGCGCGTGAGGTTATAGCCGGAATGTGGGGAACTGGCCTAAACAGAAAAGACAGGCTTACAAAAGCAGGATATAACTATAACGCAGTGCAAAAGAGAGTTAATGAATTGATATAGAATGACGTATAAAATGTACAAAGGCTAGGCATATATTTGTCTAGCCTTTTATCTTGTGATAAAATGACGGTATAAACGTAGAAAAGGTGGTGCAGTTATGCAGATAGTAGAAAAGAAACTAAAAGACATAATACCTTACGAGAAAAATCCACGTAAGAATGACAATGCAGTTGATGCAGTTGCGAGCAGTATATCGCAGTTTGGTTTCAAAGTGCCAGTTGTAATTGACAAGGACGGCGTTATTGTATGCGGTCATACGAGGTATAAGGCGGCAAAAAAGCTGGGACTTGAGAAAGTGCCTTGCGTTGTTGCTGACGACTTAATCGGCTTATAATGAAAATGCGAGTATGGTGTAATGGTAGCACGCTTTATAAACCTATAAAGAGATAGGAGTTCGAGCCTCACTTATTCGCTTTTCATTGTAAGTCGCAGAAATGCGGCTTATTTTTTTATAATGAAAAGGCGGTGTTATTAAATGATTAAAATATTATCAATTATCATATCAATAATGCTTATGTGCGTGCTTGTGCCTGTTATGGTATGCATAGGCGTACACATGACAACGAATTATAATTAAGGTGGTGATATTGTGGCTAATGAAGGAATTGAAAACTTGATACCACAGAGCGAGCGAACAAAGGAAGAGCAAAGGGAGATTGCTAGGCTGGGCGGTATTGCGTCTGGAGAAGCTAGGAGAGCAAAACGAGATAGAAAACAAATGGCTTCCGATATGTTAGAACTAATGATGCAAGGCGCAGGCGTTGAGAAGATTAAAAAGTTTTTTGGCATTGACGGAGAAATAAACGCATACCAGACAATGTTCTTATCTTGCGTTATGAAAGCAATGCAAAAGGGCGACGCAAACGCACTTGAAAAGTTATTGAAGATAAGCGGAGAACAGTTTGCGGAAGTGCTGGACGTTACTGTAGGAAAAAGCGAGAAATTGGCTGATATTATGTCGCAGTTAAAGGGGGAATAGTATGTGTTTAAGCTATCGCAAAAGTACATAGATTTTATTAAGGATATGGACGTTGACGCTGATTTCCTTGAGGGCACAACTGCATCCGGCAAGACAACCATAGGCGCAGGCGTTAAGTTTATGATTAAGGTATCTGCATCTGACAAGAAACTGCATATCATAGCAGGGCGCACGACGGGAGTAGTGGAAAAGAACATACTGCAACAGGATAATGGCATACTTGACTTACACACGAATGCAATCTACTACGGAAACGGAGACAAAGACTACAAGTTCCCACATATCAAGTTTGAGGATAAAATCATACTTGTAATGGGCTATGATACTAAAGACAAATGGGAGAACGCGCTGGGCGGGCAGTATGGGTGCGTGCTGATAGACGAGATAAATACGGCGGATATTGAGTTTGTGCGTGAGATTTCCACACGTAACGAATACATGATTGCAACGCTAAACCCCGACAGTCCCGATATACCCGTTTACAAGGAATTTATAAACAGATCGCGACCACTTCCACAGTATGCAAAGGACGTACCACAAAGCATTATGCAGGAACTAAAAGAGCCGGAGTATGCAAAGTGGCGTTATTGGTTTTTTACGTTTCTTGACAATGCCGGACTTACGCCGGAACAGATTGAGAAAAAGAAAGCGTCTGCTCCTGTAGGAACGAAGATGTATAAAAACAAAATACTAGGATTGCGTGGGCGTGCGACAGGACTTGTATTGCCTTTGCGTAAAGAGAACATAATCACGGCAGAAGAAGCAAAGAAGATGAAATTTATATACTACTCCATGGGGTGTGATACGTCGTATTCTAAAGAGTCGCACGACAAGTTGTCTTTCACTTTTGTAGGCATAACAAACACGAGAAAGTGCGTGTTGCTTGAAAGTGAGAGCCACAACAACAAAGACGCGGTTATCCCGTTTGCGCCGAGTGACGTAATACCTATGATGATTGCCTTTGCGGAAAGGTGCAAGCAAAAGTGGGGATTTAGCAAGAACGTGTATATAGATAGCGCGGATGCAGGCACTATATCAGAAGCACAAAAGTACAAGCGGAATACTGCTTGTATTTATGACTTTGCGGGGGCGTGGAAAAAGACTAAAATAATCACAAGAATACAGTTACAACAAAGCTGGATGCAGACAGGCGATTTTCTTGTAGTTGATACTTGCACGGACTACATAGAAGAGTGCAACACGTATTCATACACAGAGGACGGACAGCCGGAAGACGGACACGACCACGTTATCAACAGTTGTCAGTATGCGTGGTTGCCACATAAATCTAAGATAGGCGACATGGACGCAATAAAGCAGATCATAAAGGACGCTTACGATTAAGCGAGGTGCTATATGGACGAAGAAGAATTTTGCTATTGTCACAATGACGATACAGACGAATATCACGACTGTTTAGATTATATCGAATGTGAATACTGTCCGTATTATTATGCAGACATAGATTAAAGAAAGGGGAAATGCAATGTTTAACAGAACAAAGAGCGCACTTAAGAACGCATTAAGAAGCTGGCTTAATCTAACAAGTGCTAATGGCTTGCAGATTCAAATTGATGAGCTTTTAGACTTTGACGCTAACGCCTTTGTCAATGAGATTTGGTTTAGGGGCGACAGTTACGAACTAGGGCAACTGTATCAGTCTATACCAGATTACAAGTATAGCTTTTGGGGCGCGGTAAGTACAAAAGGCTTGGAGATTAGAAAAATCCATACAGGCTTGCCAAAGATTATCGTAAACACGCTTACGAACATTTGCGTTGACGATATGCAGGACGTAAAGATTGAGAATATCGGTAAAGAGAATACTTGGAATGATATTGAGAAAGAGAATGACTTCAAGGCACTTGTAAAAAAGGCAGTGAAAAAGGCACTTGTAACAGGAGACGGAGCTTTTAAGATTTCAGTTGATACAGATATTTCACAATATCCTATCATTGAGTTTTACGAAGCAGACCGCATAGAAGTAAAAAGAGAGCGCGGCAGGGTAAAAGAAATACGCTTTAAGAAAGCATTTACAAAGCAGGGCGTGTCTTATGTGCTGAAAGAGTGCTACGGATATGGCTACATTGATTATAAACTGTATGACGCATACGATAACGAAATCGGGCTTGATAAGCTGGAAAAGACAAAGGACTTACAGCCTGTTTACTTTGACAAGTCGCTTATTATGGCAGAATATCTTTCTTTCTTTAGTTCCGATAAATGGGAAGGACGCGGACAGAGCATTTTCGATAGCAAGCGCGACAACTTCGACGCACTAGATGAAGCGTGGAGTCAATGGATTGACGCGTTAAGGGCGAACCGCACAAAGACATACATTCCAGAAGACCTGTTACCGCGTGACGCTACAACGGGCGCGATTAAGCATGGCAATCCGTTTGACAACCGATTTATTGCAACGGGCACGCCTATGCAGGAGAATGCTACGAGCAAGATTGAGACACAAAACGGAACTATTGACTGCAACAGTTATATGCAGACATACATCACGGCACTTGACTTGTGCTTGCAGGGCTTAATCTCTCCGAGTACGCTTGGCATTGATACAAAGAAGCTGGATAACGCAGAAGCACAGCGAGAAAAGGAAAAGACAACGCTATACACACGCCAGACTATCATATATGCTTTGCAGTATTGCATTGAGGGGCTGATTGATAAAGTGTTTAAGACCATGAATACAATGGAGAAGACAGCACTTGAAGATACAAAGTCAGAAGTAACCTTTGGTGAATATGCGAACCCTAGTTTTGAAAGCCAGATTGAAACAGTAGGCAAGGCAAAGACACAAGGAGTTATGTCTATTGAAAGCATTGTGGAAGAGCTTTACGGAGACAGCAAGAGCGACGATTGGAAAGCCGAGGAAGTAAAGCGCATTAAAAACGAACAGGGTATTGCAGAAGTAGAAGAGCCGGTAATGGTGTAAGTGAGGTGTATTATGTCAAATAAAAAAAGAAACTATATTGATGATATGGTGGATTTATTCGGCTATGATTATGTAATTGGTTACTGCCTTTGTAGTGAGCATGACTTGCTAAACAAAGCGAAAAAAGAAGAGGACGCAGAAAAGGCAAAGCACCTTAAGTCCATTGCTAAAAAGTACAGCATGAAAGCAGATCAGCTTGTAAAGGAGCGTTACGACTATGGCTTATGATATTGCCAGCGCATTTGAAGACATTGAAATGTCGCTTATAAAGTCAATGCGCAACAATATGCAGAGACATATCAAAGAAGAATACGACGAAGGTATAAATTGGACGCAGTGGCAGGCTGAAATGCTTGCCGGACTGTCACAGTACCGCGCCGAAAATCAAGATGTACTTAAAGGCTACATGGGGCGCATTAACGCAGAACTTGACGCGGCTATACTTGAAGCATACGCAACAGGCGAAAGCGAACAGGAAATCGAGTTGCTAAAGGCTATCAAGCATGGCTACAATGCACCGAAAGACGGTAGCAAGGTAAAAATGCAAGGTGGTTTTTTCCGTAGCAACCAAAAGAAGCTGAATGCGCTTGTAAAGTCTACAACCGACGACATGAAGAAAGCGGAAACGGCACTTTTACGCATGACTGATGATGTTTATAGAAAGACTCTGTTTAGAGCGCAGATGTTCTATAACACGGGTGCTGGTAGTATGTGGAAGTGCGTTGATATGGCAACAAAGGACTTTCTTTCGGCTGGGATAAACTGCGTGCAGTATAAGAACGGCGCAAGGGTGAACATAGCCAGCTATGCAGAAATGGCTTTGCGTACTGCAAACAAACGCGCTAACCTTATGGGGCAAGCGCAAACAAGAGAAAAGTGGGGCATACATACTGTAAAAGTAAACTATAGAGGTATTGCGTGCCCTATATGCTTGCAATATTTGGGGCAAGTGTATATTGATGATGTGTACGGCGGCGGTACATACGAGGAAAGCGTGCAAACAGGCTATCCGCTTTTGAGTACGGCGGTTGCAGGTGGGTTGTTTCATCCAAACTGCAAGGACGCTTGTAGCACGTATTATGAGGGCATAAACAGACCGCCGGAAAAAGTAACGCCAGAGCAGGAAGCAGAAATCAAGCGCAAGTACAATCTGGAACAGGAACAAAGATATTATGAGCGCAATTATAGACGCAATATGAGGCTTGCTAAAGGTTGTATGGATAGTGATACTGCAGACAAATACTATGGCAAGGCTAATATATGCAAGAATAAGTTAATTGAGCTATGCGACAATAACAGAGACGTGCTACGATTTGACAAGGCTAGATTATCGCTACGTGGCGTTTTAAGCGTCGATAACGCAGGCAGGCTATCAATTGCACCACCAACAAATAAAAAAGCGAATACGGGGCATATACGCAACTACAAGAACGATTTATCTATTGGCATGGGTAAGACTCACTTTGACGCTATGCACGATATTATTGAAAAGTGCAAAGACGCAGAAGTTGTATCTATGTGGCGGCTATATGAGGATGAGATAAGATACGGAAGCACTCCTAAATCTGGTGCATACGCAAGCGGCAAGTATATCCATATCAATATTGATAAGGTTGCTAAAGGTGGCATGATTGACAAGCCGTATCAAGTGCTTTTCCATGAGTGCGGTCATACGATTGATACCATGGCCAGAGATAAACTGAAAACTACAGGCGTATTTGCAAGGCATTTTAGCGGCGCGTATAAGGACGGACTTTTCCCACAAACTATTAAGGATGAAGTGCAAGAGTGGGTTAAAAAGTATGAAACAGAGCTTAAAAAAGCATTCAAAGACCATGCAGGTGATGTTGAGTGGTTTAGATCAAAAGGATATATTAGCGATTGGCAATATGAACGCTACAAAGCAGGGCATTTATCTGCAAGTGACGTTATTCCAAAGTATAAAAAGTCTATGGCGTACAGCGCAGTAGAAAAAGAATTGCGTGGCTATGATAAAATAGACGTAGCAGACCTGTGCGACATGGTAGAAGGTGCTACAGGCGCAAAGATTAGCTGTGTTGCAGGACATGGCAAGAAGTATTGGTCTGACAGGACTATAGGTGGCATTAGCGACGGACTTGCTACAGAAGCATTTGCAGAAATGACAGATAGCACAATGGCAAATGGTAAGAGTCTGGAACTTATAAAGAAGCACCTGCCAAATAGTTATGAACTATACAAAGAAATGGTAAAGGAGATTTTGAAAAATGGATGAACTAATGGATAAATACAAGGAAAGATTTGGAGAGTGTTTCCCGCTTATGCTTGTGAGTGGTATGAGTGAGGGGCAGATATACGAAGAAATAAAAGAATGCTTGAAAAATGACAAGCCGTATGAAGTGGATAACGATTACGACTATTAAATTTAGATTTAACATAACAACTAAAATGTTAAATTTAGATTTAACTTACAAAAGAGCAATAAAAAAGCAGGGCGTTACTATTGGGGGAGTCGTCCTGCTTTTTCTCTGTGTACCATCACAGCAAAGGAGTATAAAAATGAAATGAACAAGAATGAAAAGGTTTCCTATAAATAAATATACTACACTAGCATAAAATGTCAAATATATTGTGTATCTTGTACGAATGTCTTACAAAATTACATTCTATTTTTCAATGTAAGCTAAAATGTAAGACATTAGAATGTAGTATTTATAAGGGTTTGAACGATATAAATGTAATATAATAACAAAATATCGTTGTTTTTTATTTTATATATTATATAAGGCTTTTATTTTATAGAAAACCTTATATTTTATTTATTTATATATATTTGTTTTGAAAATTGAAAACAACGGAGTTTTGTAAAAAAAATGTATGAAACTATTTATTTTACTGCGTTTTTTTGACTTACATTTTGTCTTGCAACGGATTTTCAAATGTAATTATGTAATGCAAAAACAACGATTTTCATGTATTAACAACGAAATATATGTATGTTACAATGAACAAAGGAAGAAAGGAGCGTTTTATGAAGATCAGTTGTGAAAAATTAAGGTATTACAGAAAAAGGAGTGGGTTATCTTCGCAGGAGTTCGCGGAACTGTGTAATATACCTATAGGAACATATTTCAGTTATGAGGCAGGAAGCAGAAGCCCAAAGCGAGAAAGGATGAATGTTATTGCTGAAAAGCTAAATGTAACTATAGACGATTTGACTACTAGCGACATTGATTACAAAAAAAGCTTATACTCAAAAGGGTATAAGAGTAAAAATTCAGTTTTGAAAGAGCGGATATTGATAAAAAATAACTTGCTACGTCCTAGAAGAAAGCAACTCGGATTGAAAACAAAGGATGTTGCGAAATATGTCGGGTTAAGTGAAACAAGATACAGGGACTATGAACAAGGATATGGAAATCCAACAAGAGAAATGGCTGGGAAAATATGTACTATTCTCAATTTGAAATTTAATGAGCTTGTGATTGAATAATAAGACACTTTGACATAGAACGTAAGTTGTGTATAATTAAAGTTAGAACGTCAACCGAGACTTAAAAATGGGGGTAAATAATATGCCAGATACAACAAATACTGCAACACAGCAGGACAATACGCAAGCACAGGGCGGTAACAGTGCAACCAACACGCAGGTATCAAATGACGGTAAAAGCGGAATTGATTACGACAAGATACAGTCAATGATTGATAAGGGCGTGCAACAGAAAGAAAATGCAATTCTGAAGTCATACTTTGAGCAACAGGGTATGAGCGAGGAAGAAATCAAGACAGCTATTGGCGATTACAAAGCTAAAAAGCAAACGCAGGCACAGGCACAGACAAACACACTTGCACAGTTGCAGGAAAGCAACAAAGCATTGCAGGCGCAACTCACACAGGAATTACTTAACAAGCAGGCTTTTAATGATTGCCTTGACTTGGGTGTTGATAAAAATACAATACCCTATGTAATCAAGTCGGCAGACTTCAAAGAAGCAATCGACGAAAAAGGCGATATTAAAGCGGACAAGGTAAGAGAAATTATTGAGAAAGTGCTTGAAGATGTGCCAGCGTTCAAAGGAACGTCAAAGGACGATAAAGGGTTCAGAGTTGGCGTAAGTGGAGAGCCGGACGACGCGACCGAGCAGGAAAACGCGCTCCGTAAGGCATTCGGACTTGCACCGAAGAAATAAGGAAGGAGACTCAAGACATGGCTAATTCTATTCAGTTAGCAAAGGTTTATACAAACCTGTTAGACGAAGTTTACAAACAGAGCGCACTTACTGCGGTGCTTGAAAGTGACGCTTCTTTAGCAAGACAGGGTGCAAACGCAAACGAAATCATTATCCCTAAACTGTCTATGGATGGTTTAGCAGACTATTCCAGAAATTCTGGTTATGTAAACGGCGACGTTACATTAAATTGGGAAACAGTACAGTTCAACTATGAACGTGGTCGTATGTTCTCTGTTGACAACATGGATAACGAAGAAACACAGAATATCGCATTCGGTAGACTTGCAGGCGAGTTCATCCGTACAAAGGTTGTGCCGGAACTTGACGCTTTCAGATTTTCTACATATGCGGCTACAGTTGGTGCAGGTTCAGCAACAGGAACACTTGCAAGCGGTGCAGACGTTGTTGCCGCATTAAGAGGCGCTACAAGCGAAATGGACGAGGCAGAAGTGCCTATGGAAGACAGACACCTTTTCATCACTCCTACATTGCTCGGTCTTGTAGAAGATATGGACACAAACAAGTCTAAAGAGGTACTTGCAAGATTTGCTTCTATCACAAAAGTACCGCAGACACGTTTCTATTCTGCAATCGAACTGTTAGACGGTAAGTCAAGCGGGGAAGAAAAGGGCGGTTACAAGAAAGCAGATTTAGGAGTTGAGCTTAACTTTGAAATCATACACAAACCTGCTACATTGCAGTTCACAAAGCACGCAGTACCTAAAGTAATCAGCCCAGAGCAGAATCAGGACGCTGACGCTTGGAAATATGGTTACAGAAACTACGGTCTTTGCGACACATACGAGAACAAAGCGGCTGGTATCTACGTACACAAGAAAGCATAAGGCGGTGATCTGAATGGGTAAGATTATCGGACTTATCCCAGAGCCAAAATCAAAGGTAAAGGAGCAGGAGAAAAAGCCTGCTCCAAAACCTATTAAAAAGCCTGTAAAAGAAAAATAATAAGGGGGTGCTTATATGTATGCAGGAATTGAATATTACAATAATACATACAAAGGCAACCTTGAGGGCGCAGACGCAGAAAAGGCTTTAGAAAAAGCAAGTAGGCACATTGACACGCTGACATATAACCGCATTGTTGAGAAAGGGTTTGAGAACTTGACTGAATTTCAGCAAGGAATTATCAAAGAGTGTGAGTGCCTTATGGCTGATTGGGAGACAGAAAACGCAGACTATATCAACAGTATGTTATCAAGTTATAGCTTGAATGGTGCTAGCATGAGTTTTACAGGACAGAGTGCAAGTGCTACAGTTGTGAGTGGTGTTGCAGTAAGCAGAGAAATCTATTCACACTTGCAGAAATGCGGACTTTGTACCAGAAGTTTGAGGGGGTGTTGATATGGCATTCCCTTGTTTGGTAGATAAAAGGTTTTGCAAGACTGATGTAATGGTTACTATAGACGGAACAGAATTTAATGAGGACGGCGAACTTGAGCCATGTACTTGTATCATTACAAAATGTAATTTACAAATGGGCGCAAGGGTAAGCATGACAAAGGACAAGGAAAAGATAGAACTTGCAGGAGTTGCTCTTTTTATCGGCGACCTTTGCCCTAGTGTTCCTATCATAGCGTCTGGAACTGTAAGGATAAAAGACGCAGAGTATAGTATCAACAAAGGCACGAAAAACCTAAACCCAGACGGCACAGTAAACTACACAACGTTGGAGTTGATATAATGGCCGGAAACGTACAAGTCACAAGCAGAGTAGAACTGAATATGAGTGTACTCAATATGCTAGATGGGGCACAGTTCACCGCACTAGCACAGACGGGAGACGCTACACTTACAGAACTACGAGACAGGGGCGTGATGCCATTTGATACAGGAAACTTGCAGAACGATAGCACTTTTGTTGATGATAGCCAGAAAGATAAAGTTAGTATAGTATCAAGCACACCATACGCAAGACGTTTGTATTATCATCCAGAGTACAACTACAGACGCGGAAATAATAGAAACGCAGGTGGGAAGTGGTTTGATAGCTTTTTACATGACGATTTTATCGCAAATGCTTATGCAAAGTTATTGAAACGGATAGGGGGGCTTTAATGATTACACTTGCAAACATAAGGGATTGGTTAAAGTCTTTCGGTCTATTTGATAACTACTACATAGGCAGACTTGACACAAAGAAAAAGAATAGTCTTGGCGTATATAACCTGCAAGACACAGGCAGGCGAGAAGTCATAGGTGGCTTGAAAAAGTACGAGAAAAAAGGTGTGAGCCTTTTAATCCATGGCGATACCAACAAGGCAAAGACAGAGCAAAAGGCTTTTGAGTTATACAATGCGCTAGAAAATATCGGTGATGATAAAAAGCGCATAGGTAACAAGAAAGTATGTTTTGTTGAGTTGCTAAACAATGAGCCTATTGACGTGGATCAAGACGCAGATAGCGTATATGAATACGTTATTGAAATGAATATTTACTTTGAGAAGTAAGGAAGGGAGATAGCATGGGAAAAATTACAAGCGGTGTATTTCCTGTTCACGCTGGCAACTTTGAGGTAGAAGTTACAAAATCCGGCGATACAAAAGAATGGGTAACAGTTGCAGAGCTGGAAGAGGTTACTGTTGAAGTAGAAAATACTACAGAAACATGGAACTCTTTTGCGGCTGGTGGTTGGCAGAGCGCACTTGTAACAGGTAAAGCGGCAAAGATTACGCTTAAGGGCAAACGCTGTATCGGTGATGCAGGTAATGACTTAATCGCTGGTAAGTTGCTTCTTACAGGACAGGACGCGTATATTTCTGCAAGAATTACACATCCAGACGGAAGCACCCTTACATGGGCGCAGATGGCTTGTGCAGTTAAGAACAACGGCGCAGGCGGTAAGGCTACAGATGTAGGCGCACTTGAAGCTGAACTTACAGCACACGGAAAACCTACAGAGGGCACAATTGAAGCATAGTAACTATAAACCTTTAAGGGTGGGGTGTATGCCCTGCCCTATTTTATTACAATTTAAGGAGTGATTTTTTTATGGTAGCAGATTTTAGTAGCAAATTAAACTTTGAACCTAAACAAATTCAGTTTATCAAAAAGGTATATACATTAAAGACAGACCACAAAACAGGACTGTTATTGCAGGAACTTTTTAAGAAAGAGCCGGACGCAGAAACAGACGAAAAAATGTTGAAGTTGGTATATGGCGAAAAACAGTATAACGAGCTTATGGAAGAGCTGGAAAAAGCAGGGGAAGAAAAAGGCGCAGTAAACTACACGGAAAATATGCAGGCTATCGTATTTGCTACAACTGCGGTACTTTACAATAAACCTTATGAAGATTTTGAAAAGGCGGCAGAGAACGCGGAAAAAAAATAGAAAGCTACTATGATTTAGTGGAAGACTACGACTTGATAGAAGCTAGTTTTTTAGCGCAGTACGGCATAAGACTAAAGACCACGGAACTACAGTTTGACGAGTTCCTTAATCTTGCAAGTTGTCTAATGCCGGAAACGCCACTAGGTCAGATAGTAGCGATTAGATCAGAAAAGGATGGCGAGGTTATCCGAAACTTCAACGACGCACAACGCAAGATATACAATGATTGGGCGAACAGAGAAGTAGATAGAAGCGAGCAAGAGTATATAGAGAGCATGGATAAGCTCTTTGCAATGCTTAAGGCTTGAGAAAGGGGGCTACAATGGCGCAGAGTGTAGGTGCAGTTGCACTTGATATTGTAATGGGTAAAAATACGGTATCTGGTGTTGCAAAACAGGCGATACAGGATGTGCAAAAGGCCTTTAATGACGGAAGCGCAACGATTAGTAGCAAAGTGTCTGCGGTGGGTAGTGCTTGCACACAGATAGGTGCTTCTTTAACTCCTGTCAGCATGGCGGCACAAGGCGTTATCAAAAGCACCGCAGATGCGGCTATGAGCTTTGAAACAGCAATGGCGCAGGTTAAGACTATTGCAGGCGACGCGGAAGTATCTTACAAAGGTAGTATGATGAATATGTCGGACGCTATCTTGCAGTTGTCAAAAGATACAGGAATTGCGGCAGAAGATGTGGCTTTGGCTACATACGGGGCTATTTCCGCAGGCGTAGAAACGTCAAAATCTGTAGAGTTTGTTGCTACGGCTAACGCGCTCGCGGTAGGCGGTTTTACAGATATGGCGACATCTGTAGACGTACTCACTACCACAATGAACGCATACGGCGAAAAGGCTGGAACGGCAGAGGATATATCCAACAGACTTATCACTACGCAGAATTTAGGTAAGACTACAGTAAATGAGCTTGCTAGTTCCATGGGTAAAGTTATTCCGTCGGCAAGTGCTTATAACGTATCTGTTGATAACTTGTGTTCTGCTTACGTTGCAATGACTAAAGGCGGTATCGCAACCGCAGAGTCTACCACATACATGAAATCAATGTTTACAGAGCTTGGTAAGTCTGGAAGCACGGTAGGAAAAATCTTGCAGGAAGAAACAGGCAAGTCTTTTGGTCAGTTAATGGCAGAAGGAAATAGCCTTGCGGATGTAATTGACATACTCGGCAATACTGTAGACGGCGACAAAGAAAAATTTGCGCAGTTGTGGGGTAGTGCGGAAGCTGGAACGGGTGCGCTTGCAATTTTGAATGGTGGCACGGCTGATTTTAACAACACAATGAAAGAAATGCAGAACAGCACGGGCGCGGCATCCGACGCTATGAATATGATGAACGATACAAGCGCGCATCAGTTACAAGTAGCCATGAACAACATGAAAAACGCGGCTATTGAGCTTGGTGGTGCGTTTTCTCCTGTTATGACAGGGATTGCGAGTGCGGTTGGTACAGTAGCAAGTGCGTTTAGTAACTTACCACAGCCCGTACAGACAGTCATTGCGGTTATACTTGGTGTTGTAGCTGTTGCCGCACCATTACTCATTGCGATAGGTGGCGTTATAAGCGCAGTTGGAACTATAAGCGGCGTTATGGGTGGTTTTGTCGGACTATTAAGCGGAACTGTAATGCCTGCTATTAGTGGATTCTTTGCGTTCCTACTTGCTAACCCTATTGTGCTTGTCATAACTGCCATTGTTGCGGCAGGTGCGTTACTGATTGCAAATTGGGATAAGGTAAAAGAGGTCGCAGGAAATCTGAAAGAGGGCATTGTAAACGCGTGGAATGGCATAAAAGAAAAGACAAGTGAAGCGTGGGAAAATGTGAAGCAAAAGACCAGCGAAGCATGGGATAACGTGAAACAGAAAACGAGCGAGTCTTGGAATAATGTGAAGCAGAAAACAAGCGAAACATGGAACAACGTTAAGACTACTGTTTCAGAAAAGGCAAACAATATCAAGACAACTGTTTCTGAAAAATGGAACAACTTGAAAACGAACACGTCAACCGCTTGGAATAACGTAAAAACGAACACAACAACAGCGTGGAACAATGTGAAAACCACTATTACAAACGCCACAAACAACGCAAAGACAAACGCGATAAACACATTCGCAAACATGAAGTCTGGAATAAGCGGCAAAGTAGATTTGATTAAGTCTACTGTAAAAGGCGGCTTTGATAATGCAGTCAGCCACATCAAAGGTCTTGCGTCGCAGGCGTTTAGCTGGGGTTCTGATATGATTATGGGAATCGTAAATGGTATCAAGTCTTGTATTGGTAAAGTGTCAAGTGCCGTAAGCAACGTGGCAAGCACAATAAAGTCATATTTGCACTTCTCTGTTCCAGATGTCGGGCCGCTTACTGATTATGAAACATGGATGCCGGACTTTATAGACGGCATGGTTAAAGGCATTGACAACAACAAGTACAAACTTGTAGATGCAGTACAGGGCATGGCAAGCGATATGAGAATTGGTGTTCCTGCACTATCCGCTCCAGCACTCAAAAACGTAGGCACTTATAATCAGCCAGCACAGACAAGTACAGAAAGTAATAACAATCTGATTGGCTTGCTTACACAGTTGGTTGATAGTATGCAGGGCAATTCTGGTGATATTACAATCCCGATTTATTTAGGCAATGACTTGATAGATGAGCGTATTGTAAGCGCAGACGATAGACGTACTTTAAGAAGTGGGGGTAGGGCATAATGGACTTGATTAAACTGAATGGATATACAACGCCTGCTCCTAGTACCTATGAAGTATCTTATAAGAACGTCAACGGGGAAAAGACGCAGGTAGAGGACGGAACTACATACATTGAGCAGGTACGCGCAGATGTTCCGAGTATCAAATTGGGGTGGACTAACTTGACGCAAGAGCAAGTGACAGCCATTACAAATGAAACGGCAAATGATGTAGTAAACGTGCAATACTACTACGGCACTATGAAAAGTGCGACAATGACCGCAGGGGAAAGAGCGTTGAAGCTAAAAACGATTGACGACGCGGGCAATACCTATTGGAATTTGTCGTTTACTTTAGAGGGATAATGGGGGTGACTATTTGTGTATGCAGTAAGTGATAACTACAAGATTTCGGTGGCAGATAGTCACAGAAAAAGTAAAATGAGGGCAGTGTTGACAGTAAACGGCACTGCCATAAATATTTATGATAGCGACATTATAAAGGACAGCGTATATATCACGAATCAATGCACTAATAACAATGAGTTTGAGTTTGGGTGTGTGTATGCGGCAGAGTGTGGCATTACTATAAAGAGCGCAGTTGATAGATATAAACTTTACGACGCAAAACTGGAACTGTATTGGAGCTTGTGGACTGGTGAAGCATGGGAAGAGTTGCCTTTAGGAGTTTACAACATTTCAGAGCCAAAGCGTATCAATGACAAGATAAGTATAAAAGCCCTTGATAGAATGACAATGCTTGATGTGAACGTTGACGAAGAAACTTTTGGCACAACGCCACAGATCATGGCATACATGGCAGAGAAACTAGGCTTTGAGCTTGCGCAGACAGAAGAAGAATTGCAGGCATTGCCAAACGCTGAATACTTGCTATCTATCTACTCTGACACGATAGACACTTACAGAGATGTATTGGCGTGTGTTTGTATGCTTAACGCTTGCTTTGCAACGTTTGATAGATACGGCAAACTAAAGCTAGTTCCGTTCGCCACAGAGCCTTGCGTGGAACTTGGGAAAAAGCATAGGTTTACAAATGCCAGCTTTTCCGACTACACAACAAAATTCAAAGGGTTAAAGTGTAGGTTTATTGCAATTGAAAACTACGCGCCCTATGAATTTATAGACGACAAAGCGGACGGGCTTGTGCTTGATATGGGCGACATTCCTATTTTGCGAGGTCTGCCAGAAACGAAGTACACAATACTTGAAAATGTGTATAACGTACTAAAGAACATAGTATATACGCCTTTTGAGCTTGAAACTTTGGGAAATCCTGCGCTTGATTTGGGCGACTTCGTTAATAATGTAAGCGTGGGTAAAGATAACAATAGTTATTTAAGCCCTATCACTTATTATTATTGGACTTACAGGGGCAAACACAAATTGCGTGCAGTAGGCGGCAATCCTAAACTTGCAAGCGTAAACAATAAGCAGAACAAACAGCTATCTAATCTTGAGGGTACGATTGAGACAAAGACTGTTGTAACAAAAGAGTACAGGAATGCTGATGTAATTAGTTTTAGAGATACAGAGACAGAGATTGCCAATATAAACTATGCGGCGGTTGAAGATAGTAGACCTATATTCCTGTTATCATTAAGGTTAAAAACGGATTTAGACGGCGTTATCAATATTCAGTTCTATACGGACGGAGTTGTGGATGAGTCTAGGTTGTATCGTAAATATCTAGCCATGGGTGAGCATATTATTACGATTGCGGACATTTACGCGGTAGAGAATAACGACAGGCATACAATAAGTGTTAAAGCACGCATGGAATACTTTGAGAGTGATGTGCGCAAGCAAAACGCAGACATAAAAACGCATAAGAACTTTCTGCAAGCACTTGCAGACACGGGGGCTACTGTAGACACAGAAACTAATATCGTAGCGTTCCCAGAGTATGCAGTTGCGGATATTGACACTACAATACCAACGGCAACGATTAAAAAGAATGAGTGCCTTGCTGTATTGTACGGACAGGGAATTGACGGTGCTGGTAAGTGGGATGGCACGCTTAACTTTACGGATGATATTACGGGAATACAGTTTGGAAGTAGCTTGAAATTATGTAACCTTGCAGAAATCATTGACAGTAAATTGCAGACTCCTACGCCGATTATATTTACTGCGTCAGTAGATATGGCATTTTCAAGCGGTCTTACCTTTGGTGGTGCGCGTGATTATGTTGGTTTTTACGAGGTTATCAAAGATTATACGTTTGATACCAGATATGCGAGCAACTATACTTACGACAAGTATATTACTACAAACAATGATATGTTTGCTCTTAAAACAATATACAACTATGAGAGCGTGGAACAGACAATTGATAGCGGTAAGATGTGTAGTGTAGCAATTGACTATACGAATCTTACAGTAGAAAGCGTGGTGGTAAATAATGGCTGATTATAAATATGGTATATTAGTAGAGCCTTCAAGTTATAATATTTCGTCTGGGGCAAATTATGAGATGGGTTGGCTATTTACAACAGTAAAAGAATTTTATTTTTGCGGTTTTAGAGTAAAAGCCCCTACTGTTGCAGAAAAGACTTGTACGCTATGGGATTCTTCAAAAAATGCAATAGCAACGGCAACGCTAACATCTGTAGAAGGTGAATGGGTTGAGGTATTGCTAGATGAACCTATTTTGTTTGAAGCTGAAACACAATATACTATTTCAACGTGGAATGACAATTCGTGTTATTATGTAAGCAATGCGGCATCAAATCTTACTTTTAATACTGAATATTTAACATTTAATAATGGTAAAGCTGGTTATAATAAAGGCTTATATCCTACTAATTATACAGAAGCAACAATATACCCTATGATTGATTTGCTATTGTCTGGAACAGCAGAGCCAGAACCAGGGCCAGAGCCAGAGCCAGAGCAGGGATATACGAGCATAGAAGAAATCGTGGCAGGTGTTAGCAATGCAACGCAGTTAAGAACGAATAGCAAACAGGATGACGGAACGGACACAATAACGGGCGTTGATTGGTTTAGTTATGGTGGTACTGTATGCAATAGCATATACGCAAGCGGTAACTCTTGGATAGGTCTAGGCTCAAGTAGTGAACACTTAAAAGTAAATAGGCGTGACGCGGCTATGTGGAACTTATGGCGTGAAGAGGGAATAGTTAAAGGTCGTAGATTTTTGCGTATACGTTGGAGCGGATATACTTTATATAATTATACATCTGCAGATTGCTTGCTTACTTATGATGTAATATTATTAGAAACAGGCGATATTGTATTATATGTTGTTGATGTGCCTACAAGTGGTTATTCTTACACATTCACGCTTGGTAGTTTGACTTATACAAAACCAACGGCTGATAACAGATATGTGACATTTTATTTGCAGGAAGACGGCAGTTATATTGCCGACTATGCGCCGATAGACCTTTCTATTAAAAAGTACCTTGTGCGAAACGAAAGTACGCTTTATACAGTTGCAGACGGAGCACTTGTCGAAGTGTCTGGAACACTTAATTCTGATTTGTTTACGTCGAGCGGTGTTGATGATATACCAGACGGCGCATTTCTTATGACACTATCTGCGCCAGAGGTATTGTGCTGGACGGACGGCGAAAAAGTGCCAACGCTTACTGCTACAGTACAAGGAGTGCCACAAGGTACGCATGAGATTGTAAGCGATAATGCAATAATAGGACACGAAAGCATATACGGAATTACAAGTGTAGAAGCTACGGCAAGCGACGGAGCAAGGTTTTTACTATCGTTTGACGGTGGCGCATGGATGACATATACTGATGGTAGTTGGAGTGCGTCTGATACAGGAATGACGGCAAGTGAGCTTGTAGCGATACCTACAGAGGCTTGGCAAAGCATGATAAACAGCGCGCAAACAATGCGATTAAAAGCAATCATTGATGGGGTTGAAAATGTAACACAAGTGAAGTTTAACTTCAACAATACTCCACCAATATAGAAAGGGGATATGATATGGCTATAAAAGGTAGTGCTACAATAGAGCTTACTAACGCAGACGGAAGCAAGCAAATTGTAAAGCACGATAATATGATTACAGACGCAGTAAATGATATGCTAACATCATTCAGAGGGGAAATGCCGCTTGTAATGCGCTTGGCAAGTACAGGTGACTCTTTTGTAAAACACTTGTTTGGCGGCATTATGCTTTTCAATGAGAAATTGAGCGACGATCCAGCAGACTACGCTATAAATACTACAAAGATAACAGGGTATGCTTCGCATGATGCTTATGGTGGAACTGATGTATCGAGAGGTGCATGTAATCAAGCAGAAAGCGGAGTGCAGGAAGACGGAAGTTATAAGATGGTATTTGATTTTAGCACTTCGCAAGGAAACGGAACAATACAGTCGCTTGGCTTGTGCCCTAATGTCATTGGTAAGGTTGGTGCGACAGATACAAAAGACTCGTCAAGCATTATGTATATAAAATATGAGACTGACACGCCTAATCCATTTAATAGCTACGGAAGATTGCTACCAGACGGTGGATCTACAGCAGGTATTAGCAATTGGTCTTTCCGCATCGCCGCAATTATAGGAGATATTGCATATGCAGTAGCCTATTACAATGTATATAATAATAACGACAGTAGCTCATTAATGAAAAATGGTGGAATATTAAAACTGTATAAGTTTAAGTTGGGTGCTTTTAGCGTTGGGCTTAATAATAACATAGGAAGAGCTACATATCTTGAGTGTGTAGATGTACAACTTCCAGAAGACTTTATTAACACATTGCATACGAGCTCTAGCACATTTTCAATTTCTTATTATTTTGATGTTTATAATAAAAAGTTAATAGTATTCCCGTGCGCGATTAAAACAGACGTGCCTGTAAATGGAACAGTAATGTATTTAGAAATAGACTTGGCTAATTACATGGCTATCACAAAGCATACATTTACGAATACTACCGCAGGAGTTTTGAAAGCAGGTTATAATTACAAAGGATTTAGAGAAAGTCATTATTCAGACCATGTTTTGTATATTCTAAAGGAATACATTGTTCTTGTTACAAAAGTTTCAGATAAAGCTAGAATGTATGTAATAAGCAGGTCTGATAATGCAAAAGTTGTAGAAGCAAAATTAGCTGGAGAGCCGTTTGAACCATTTAGACTTGATAGCTGGGGTTTTGGTATTGCGCCTATATTTGTAAGTGACAATATCCTTATCTTTGGAAGACAATATGATTCTAATTATTATGAATATTTCTATATGATTGATTTAAGAACAGGAGAAGTAAAAGAAACAAACTGCTCAGATTTTTACGCTTATGCTACAGTAAGTTTTGGAAACATAGCGTGTGTTGCGGCAGTTGATACATATTTGTCATATAAAACGCGCTTAAATCCGTTTATACTTACAACAAAAAATAACCTTGATACGCCTGTTGTTAAGACAGCAAGCCAGACCATGAAAATCACGTACACGCTTACAGAAAGTGAGGGCGCATAAGAATGACAGAGACTATCATTGTGGCTGTGTTTTCACTTGCTGGAAATGCGCTTGGAGTGCTTGCGGGTTTAAGGCTTATGACATATAGGATTGAGCAGTTAGAAAAAAAAGTGGAAGTACATAATGGATTCGCGGCGCGTATGCCTGTAATCGAGGAACAGATAAAAGTAATCAATCACAGGTTGGAAGATTTAGAAAGGGGAAATTGAGTATGAAAAACAAAGAATATTGGCTTAAGTGGGCTAAAGCGGCAGGAGTAAGAGCAATCAAAACCATGGCGCAGGTAGCAGGAAGTATGCTTGTAATTGGTGCATTCAATGAAACAGCATGGTCTTTGCTTGTGCAGACTTCGCTTGTCGCTGGTCTTGCGTCCGTGTTTACAAGCCTTGCAGGGCTTCCAGAAGTTGAATAGTCTGTAGGGTATAGCAATACCAGCCTAATGGTTAAGCTCGCTAGGCACTACAAAAAGAGAGGGCGTTTGCCCTCTTTTTTTTATCTAAAGTGTATTGTTATATCATCCCTGTTGTCGCCGACTTCTATATAATCAATGATTGATTGCCATATATAACGCTTTTCGTTTGGTTGCAGTGTGTTGTATATGCTTTCAAAGTCAAGCGATAGTATTTTATTTATTGAGTCTACGTCAATTTCACTATCGTTATTTATTTCATTCTCAAGTTCTGCTACAATGCCGTTCAGACGCGCGTATTCGGCTCTGTAAGCGTCTTTTTCTATTAGGTCGTCCAAATATAGGTCTTTCAACTTTTCTATCTTATTTCGCGCTTTAACGAGCCTATTTTGTAGGTCTTGTATATCCTTGTTAGCCTGCTTTACTTCATAGCTGATTTTGTATTTGCTCAATTCATTTTTTATGTTCGCAAGCAAGTACGTTTCTAGAATACCCTTCTCCGATATACTATACTTGTTGGTGCAGTTTTGCTCACGCTTTGCGCGCTGGCATCTGTAAAACTTATAACACTTGCCACTACGGAACATCCTGTTTGCATTAAATGATCCGCCGCATACCTTGCATTTTATCATACCACTAAAGATATATTCTTCCTGCGGTGCTTTAGGCTTGTACTGCTTTTTATTCATTCCGATTAATCGTTGCACGTTCTTGTATTGCTTTTCTGATATAATGGCAGGGCAAAAATCTTTTATTCCGTTGTATGTTCCTGTGTAGGCTTCATGTGTCAGCCTTTTTCTCGTAGCAGTGTATGTTATATATCCGTATTTGTCTGAAAGGTATTTGCGTGTTTGTTGCACGTTGTTGTGGAGTTCGTAATAGTTATATGCGTCTTGTACTTCTTTTGCTTTTTCTTCGTCTATCTGCATATGTTTGTTTTCGTCAATGTAATATCCGTATGGCACGTTCCCGGAACATACTTCCTTGTTTTCCTTCTTGTGTTTAAATACAGCCTTGATACGTTCGCTTGTGCGGTCGCATTCGTCTTGATTGACTGAAAGCATTATGTTTATATGTAGCCTGCCACTTGCAGTTGACGTGTCGTAGTTTTCAAATATGGTACGCCAGTTGCAGTTGTGCGCTTCTAGTATTTCTTGTACTGTGTAATAGTCTTTGATATTGCGAAACCAACGGTCTAATTTAGTAACAAGTATTAAGTCTATTTTGTCTTTCTTTACGTCAGACAATAGGCGTTGCAGTTCTTTTCTTTTGCTCAATTGCTTACGTGCAGTGATACCCTCATCCGCATATACATCTACTATGCTATATCCTCTATCCTTTGCGTGCTTTTCTAGGGCTTCTCGCTGTGCTTCTAGTGACAAACCATTGATTGCCTGTTCTGTTGTAGATACACGTATGTATAATGCAACCCTAGTCATTATTGGCAGCTCTCTCTTTTCTTATGTAGTTTTGTGCAATATAGTCTAGTAGATTTATGATGAGGTATTTTTCTTGGTCTTTCAGTTTCAACAGTTTAACTTCTGTTGCTATATCATCAAGTGCGTTGACGATTTCGTTCTTGTTATCTAATTCAGCATAGTCTGTGTACTGTATGTTCATAAGTTTTTCAAGTGGTAAATCTAACCAATCACAGATTTTGTGGATTTTATCAATAGGTGGTTGTATCTTTCCGTTTTCATAATCGGCATATGTAGTACGTGCAACTCCTACTATCTTTGATGCGTCATACTGCGTTAAGCCCTTGATTTTTCTGCATTCTTTTAGTAGCGCGTTATTAAACATATTCATTTTTTTATCATCTCCTTTATCTTTATTATACGTTATAACCGTAAAAATAAACATAAAATTCTCTACATTTTTATATAAAATTACCAAAAATACGTTTTTAGCGTAAAAAGTATTGTAATTACGGCGTGAACGTAGTATAGTAAAGACAAGTTAAGGAAAGGAACTGCAAGAGCAGGAAAGGTAAGAGGATATGACAAGAGAAGAAGTTAAGAAAATGGTTGAGATGCACAACAATAAAATTGATGATTTTACTAGCAATATTTTGCCACAGTTATTAGAAATGGCTGGCGTTAAGGTTGTTACAAAGGATAACGGAGAACGTGAAATACCAGTAAATGCTTGGTTTAAGGCGAATGGTTTTATAAAGGCTATGAATTTTTATAATGATGCAATGGAAATTCTTGATATGGTTAGACCACTTGGATTTGATGTAAAAATCAATATGCAGAGCAATAAATTAGTATATTAAGATAATAACAAAACCGAGCCGGAGCGGTTACTCCGGCAGAAAGCAAGGTGTAATATGAAAAGTATAATATGGCATTATTCACTTACATCTATTTATACAGAGTGTCCGTATTGCCATTCACAAAATAGTGAAAATGAACGTACAGGAGAATGTAAAATTTGCCACAATATAATGGATTTTGGTAATGAAGTTGTTAAAAAATCAAAAGACGTTTTAGAGTGTGAAAGGTTGGGTTTGCAAGGTGCTGTTCATAAGAATGATAAAGGACAATGGGAGCAATGGGTAGACCCATACAGTGTTAAAAATATCATTTAATAATAACAAAGCTGACCTAACAGGCTTATCTGGGAGAAAGAGAGGATAACAAAATAATGAAAAACGTATTGAGTAAGTTGCTTATATGCGCAGTAATAGCCATAGCAACTCCGAGTGTTGCGGCACACGGCGCAGATGTTTACATTGAAAGCGAGCAGGACATTGCGGAAGAGATTTACTATGATAGTCTGGAATACCTTGCCTGTTGCGTAGAAGCGGAAGCAGGAAATCAAGGCCTTATGGGAAAGCGTCTTGTGTGCGATGTGATACTGAACAGGGTAGACAGTAAAGACTTTCCAGACAATATCTTTGATGTGATAAACCAAAAGAATCAGTTTAGCGTGGTGAGTAATGGCAGAATTTACGAAGTAAGCATATCAGATGAAACGTTTGAAGCGTGCAGGCTGGAACTAGAAAAGAGAACAGACGCGGAAATATTGTACTTTACGGCAGGCGGATATAGTGCGTGCGGATCACCTGCATACAAATACAAAGAACACTATTTCAGCAAGTAATGGTTGCAGGTATGAAAGAAGAATGTAAAAAGTGCATCTGCAATGAATGTATGAGCCAGAGTACGTGCGAAAAATCATGCAAGCTGTGTGAAACGCTTTTAGGTAGTGTGACATACTGTAAGAACGAGCGTAGGTGCGAACAGTTAGAATTATTTAGTGAGGAGTGAGATATGGATAATGTTGTTTGTGGCACTTATAAGAAATCGTGATGAATAGAAAGGCAGGTGGAGAGAATGAGTTACATAGTAAATGATGAAATACCGCAGTATTGCAACAAATGCCCTTTTGGCGTATTGAGATATTCAACACCTTTAAGTACAAAAAAGCACGGATATAATTGCAATTTGGATTTCAAAGAAAATGGTAGATATACAAAATTGATGGAAAATGATTCTAGTTGGGATATTAGTAAACCAAATTGGTGTCCGTTAATAGAAGTAAAGGCAGGTGGAATGAATGAATATAACATTTAAGCAAACGATTATAAAAGGTATTTTGAAAAGAAGATTTGCTGAAGAAAGTATTAAAACTGATGTTGTACCTGACGTTGGTGACTATGTAAAAATCGGGAATATCGAAGGAAAGGTAGACTATAGAAGTATCGACTATAATTATAACGATATTACAGTATGGGTGACTCCGAGAGATGCAAGAGATGTAAATTAACTTTTAGTGGAGAAATGGACAGAAGAATGATAAGAGAAAAGGAAATAACAGAAAGTGCATTACAGAAAGTAAAAGCACAAAAAGAAAACTTTGGGATTATGGATAGATTTGATGTTGAAGAAAAC